ATTGCCTGATATAAAATCATTTTCCCTATCGTATATTCTTTCGTTTGGAATAGCTCCTTTATCGTATAAGTTTAAACTTACTATTCTAAAATAACCATCAGATAAAATTATTCTGCAATGGAAAAGTAAAAGTATTTGTTCTAATACATCATAATAACTGATAGCTTTATTTTCCTTATTTGAATCAGTAGCAACATCAACAAATGCCCATGTATTTACTTGAGTTAATTTTAAAGGGTCTGAACTGTCATTAATAGCACCAAATGAAGTATCATACCAATTAATACTTGATGAATAAAATTTAGCATTAGGCTCAATAAAATAAGGAAATGGTGTATTGATTAAACACCTCCAAACATAATCGCCCAAATTAGTTCCGTAGTTGTTATTAGCTATTAATTTAAACTCGTACTCTTTTAACCTTGCCAATCCATCAGTAGCAACCATGTTAAAAACATACGGGAATGATTCATCATTTTTTTGGCATAAGTCACCAAGAATAACACCTCCCCAAAATATTTCATCATTTTTATAAAGAGCTATTAAAAATCTTGATTCGCCTTCAACATCATTATTAAGTAATTCATTATTGATAAATGATTCTATTAACTCATCTTCAACCAATAATGGAACAGTTAATTTACTTCCTTTAATTGGTGTAAATCTGTCATCGGATTGACTTTCGTAATCTAATTTTAACCCAGTTGCTAAAGTAATAAATCTATTATCACCTTCTCTTTCTGTGTCATGAATCTCAACCCTCCATTCATTATCGTAGTGAGCTGATTTTAAATTGCCAGTTGTGTATAGTGGTGTGTTCATTATTTAACCCTTTGCATTTTTTGATTTGATTTTTGAATCGCTAATAGCATATCATTACCGTATAAAATACCAGTAGCACTAAAGAAACTTGTTTGAGGTTGGAAAGTATTTACACCAGTTGCTCCACTATAACCACCAGCACCAGCACTACTACCACTTGAACCACCACTACTTGCAGCCCCAGCAGCTCCAGCAATAGCCATAATACCAACACCAGCAGCAATCATTGCAGCACCTTTAGCATAATTACCAGCAGCTAAAGAAAGTGTACCAATTGAAATAAATGATTGACCTAATACAGTTGCAAATGCAGAAACTATACCCCATGCACTTTTTGTTAAATCTGTTTCAGCACCCATTAAACTTTGCCCAATCATTATCCCTACTTCAGCTAATTTGTTTTGAGCTAAGTCCTTAAATTTATCTCCTATTTCATCTGATACATCAAATGCAAGTTGCTTTAATGAATTAAATCTTTTGCCAGTATCTTGTAAAAAATTATCTCCTATAATTGGTGGTAATTTTTCAGGAGCAAAAGTAGGCATTTGAAAAAATCCTCTACCTTGAATTTCTTGAATTTGAGTTTCTTTTCTAACAATATTTGCAGCTACTGGATGCTCTTTAATCCATTCATCTCTAATAGATTTTAGCTTAGAGTTATGTGCTTTTTGTAACGCTAATGCTCTGCTATTAAATTGTTGAATTGTAATTTCTTCTTTAGCTCTTTGTTGCCCTAATTCTTGTAATGATTTATTATAAGAGTTAGTTTCTAATTGTTGCCTTTTATCTAATGAATCCTCTAAAGCCTCAATTGAAATTCTTTGTGTTTCTAAATCAAATGCAGCCCCTTTAAAGTGAGCTTCTAAAAATTTCTTATGCGCTTCTGTTGCTCTTTCTTGTGCCTCTGATTCCTCTACCCATTTATAAGCAAGATAACCTACTATCGCTGCAATTGCTCCAATACCAGTAGTCATTAAGATACCTCTTGTAGTCATTAATGCTGGTATAACATTAGTTTTTAAAACTACACTAAATGCTGTCCAAGCATCAGCTAAACCTGCAACAGCTTGTAATCCTTGAAGCAAAGCTAATGAACCTTGAACCTTTTTTAATGTTTCATCTACTTCTTTTGACTTACCACCAAATAAAGCTACTGCACCTTGAGCCGCTGCAAATCCACCAGCTAAACCTTGAGCCAAATTTAAAGTAGCTTGTAACATTGGTTTATCAGCACCCAATGCTTTTGTAATTACATTAACATCATCAAGTTTATTTTTGTATTGTCCAGCAGTTCTTGCAGCTTCTAAAAATGCAGCTGAGTTTACCCCTTGAGTTTCTGCTAATAACTGAGCATCTTTTGAAGTTTGCCTATATGCTTGTGCTAATGATTTAAATGCAAAGTCAGATTTAGTTGCAGCACCTTGAGCCGCATTACCAATTTGTTCACCACCTTTAACAATAGCAGTAGCAGCCTCTTTCATGCCTGCTTGAATGCCACTACTGTCAAAGCTTATACCTGCATTTATAAATTCCATTATCTTATTTTTTTACACAAATCATAAATCTTTTGGTTTTGTTTTATCCATTCAGATTTTGTTAAAGCTATCTCTTCTTGCTCCCACGGAAATACAGTTATATCTCTTGGGCTTAATCCGTTTTTTGCATGAGGTTTAAGCAGTAGAGCTGATTGCCACCTTGCTATTGTCCATTGAGTTTTAGTCCTTTCAAATTCCAACTCATTAAACCCGTATAACGCTTTAAAAAAATATGATAAAGAACAATTCCAAAATCTATCCTCATCCCATCCTAAACGACCATAAGCTAATTGCTCATAGTCGCTGATTCGTTTGGGCTTTCACTTCCAAAGTATTGAGCTACCTCTTCGCTAAACAATGTAATAATGTTTAAAACATCTTTCCACTCTTTAGTATCTAAGTAAATTTCAATTTCTTCAAGTGTTATTTTTTTGTCAATACCATAGTAAGCAATTTTAGCTACATTAGTAAGTGACTGCCCCCATTCGCCCATTTGTGAGAAAGTAATATTCTCATCTTGCATTAGCGATTTAAGAGCTTTAAAACCAAATTTAAAATCATAGTTTTTGTTGTTAATTGTGATTGTTCTCATTGTTGTTATGTTTTAGTAATTGTATGCAATATAGAAATAATAATCTTGATGAACTAAATAAACTCCATCTAAATTTCCTAATGTGTTAACATCATAGTATTCTGTTTGGAATTGACTTGATTGTATAGTAGCAGTTGAATCTAAACCAGCATTAGCTAAATTAAAATTTTGCAAATTATCTAATTTACTTCTAACTCCTTTTGATATAGTAATAACATCTGCATAATTAGTAGCTAAAGTTGTAACTTGAATTCTTACTTTATCCATTGAACTCATTGAATCTAATGTGTATGGATCAACATTTATTTTCCCTTTTGTATTAGTTGGTATTATTGAAATTGTGTTATAAACAACAAATGGAAATAAAGCATTTTGAGGAGCTTGAATTGGATATACAGAATTTTCTTGTAATGGTGAAATATCATTTTCATTTAGCAAATGACTTATGGCTAAACCTATATCACTCGGACTTGCTATATTTGGCATTTTATTTTGTTGTTTTTAATCCGTTCTTTTTGTACCATTTTTCAATAGCTCTACCAATATTGTTTATTAACTGGGTTGCAATTGGGTTATAATTTTCGTTTACAGTTCTTCTTATTAATCCTATTGGTGCTACTCTACCTCTAAATATTTTTGCTCCATATTGTCTACCCTTACCCATACTTACACCACCTCTATTTACATTAGCAACATATCTATCAACAGTTCCATATTCTAAAAAGTGAGCCGCATTACCAGCAGCACTTTGACCATTTATTTGTTGCTTCTTGTTGCCTGAATATTGTGGCCCTACATAATAGGTAAAATATTGATCTCTTTTTTTTCTTTGATAAATACTTATTGACCTTTGTAATTCTCCAGTATTTGTATAAGGTTGGTATGCTGATTTAAGTTTTTCTTGCAAAGTTGTAGCTTCATTTTTAACTATGTTTGTAATGTCAGCTCTTGGCATATCTTGAACCATACTAACTAACTTATTAGCATATTCTTCTATACCCTTAATCTGAAAAGTTAAGTATTTACCTTTAGCCTCAATCATTGCTTTAAAACTGCATCAATTTCCCAAAATTCCCTTAACCTTATACCAGCTGGATTAACTCCAATTACATCGTAAATTTCACCTTGATAAACTAATATGTTAGTAGCTGGAAAATCTGCAAAATTGTTCTTGCGAATTTTGAAGTACATACGGTCAACATAAGTTTTTTTATCGTTAGAATCAATCTCATTGCTTGAATTATCAGTAACCTCACACCATACGCTACCAAGTGAATTATAAGTAACAGAAACAGCACCGTAATCATCTTGTGAATACGATGCCGCTCTAATTTCAATTTTCTCAAATAGTTTACCTATGTTGCTCATTTAAATTAAGCTACTGTACCTTGAGAAGGTGCGCCAGTAATTTCAAAAGTAGCTGAAATTGTTTGTGCATCTTCCATTGGAGCTGTATTCTTTAATGAAGTAATTAAACAACTTGCAGAATAATTATAATCCCCAGCAGTAGTTGAAGCCATTTTAACAGTAATTACTGTTTTATCTATTAAGCATTCATATAGTTCCCGAAATCCAACAGCGGGAATTCCTGCGGCATCTTCTATAAAAACTCCCTCAAAATCAAAGCTTCCAGAACCTTGACCATAAATAGATTCTTTCCAACCATTAGATTGTTTGTTACTTACATCAATTAAAGCTCTACTTAAATTAAAGCTATTTGATTTACCCATTGCAAATATTGTTCCGTTAAGATACAAATTTACCGCTGTTCCGTTTTGTGCTGCCATTTTATTTTCTTATTTATTTTTTATTCGCTTAATAATATAATTCCAGTTTTATTAGTTGTTCCAGTATCAAACACTTTTTTAACTTCAACTGGAAAAGGTACACCAGCTGCTATATAAACATCTTGTGCGCCCATTGATGCAACAGTTGTTGTATTAGTATCAAAATGATCAACTGGTAAAACTCTATAAGTTCCGCTTGTAGTTACATTGATAAAGCCAGTTTTTCTAACTGTGCTAACTGTTTGTACTTTTCTAAAAGTTGGCATTGTTGTAGTTGCTCCAGCTAAGTCAATAGCTGAACCGCCATAAGTTAAACTTACCTTAAAATCATTACCACTAACATTTACTATGTAGTATTGAGTATTAATAGAAATTCCAGTAATTGTACCTACTGAATCAAATACAATAATATCTCCGTTTGCTAAGCCTGAACTTGCAAGTGTAAATAAATCACTTGCTAATGTTGCGCTTGTTGGTGTTTGAACAGTTATACCACCTGAACCAGTTGGATAATTAATTAACCATGATACATCTGTTATGTAATTTGTATCACTCGGCGTTACTGCAATTACTCTTTTACTTGTTGAAAAATTCATAATCTTATTTTTTTATTTTGTTGTTGTGTTGAGAATTGAACTCAATAAACTTACCATCCGTAAACTAAATTACGATATGGCTCTAACAAGAATTGACTACTCATCGGCATATCTGAAGTGATAGTACCAGTAATAGCATCTTGTCGGTTTTCATACCAATGACCACACATAAATTTTAAAGCTTGTTTAATATCTTTTGGAATGTCATTAACTGTTGCATAACCAGCAGTAAAAGTAATTTTAACTGCATCTAATCTATTGTAGATATTAGGCAATTGCATTATTTTAATTTTGCATGGATTTGAACTTAATGATACAAAGTAGTTTGATGAATCTAATGTTTGTAAAGTATTAGTACCATCGTAGTATTGAATTGAACTAACTGCACTAACTGGAGCTTTATTAATATTAATTAACCCAGTAGTTAAGTCAGCATAATCAATATAATAAAACCATCTTTGATTCCTTAAAGGTCTGTTTAGCCTTGCCTCTATTTGACTTGTTGCAGCATTAATAAAAGCTTCAAGCATTACATCATCTGTATTACTATCAACTCTTAAATAATCTTTTAACCTCTGAACTGTTATAACTAAGTCAGAATCTAATAACTCATCAAATTGGTAACTTGCCATTACTTTTTCTTTTTTGTTTTTACTTCTTCAGTTACTTCTGTAATAACTTCTTCTGTTAACTCTTCTGTTACTTCTTCAATAACTTCAATACCATAACCTAATTCAATAACTTCTTGAGCTAAAGCATCAGATAATTCAGTTAAATCGTTTTCAAAATAAGCTAACAAGAATGCACCTACTGGACTTTTTGTAAATTTAATTTTCATATATTTTTTTTTAAGTTAAGGGCAGGGGATTACTCCCCCACCCACTCACACTATAACTACACCAACCAACAATTTTTAGGTTGTAACTGCATCAATGATTGCTGCAAATGCTGCTGGCTGTTTAACTGCAACACCTACATATTGGTTCATTACGATTCTTGTTTTTCCACCAATAGCTTGGCTCATAGTATCAACTACTAAATCAATACCACCATATTGGCCAACTACTAAGTTTTCAAAATCTCCGTAGATGATAGCTGATAAACCAGTTCCAGAACCTTTAGTTAAATTGCTTGGAACATTTGATGTTGAGAATACTGGCTTACCATCAATTTGCTCATTAACTCCACCAAAGTAAGGGCCATAACTCATAATCATAGCACCTGAACCAGAATCAATTACTGTTTGTTTTAACTTAGCAACTACCTTAGGGTTAACCAAGAATTTACCATTCATACCAGCATTAGCTGATTCTACTACTTGAATCAATTGCAAAATCTTAGCTAAAGTTGGAGCACCACCATTTGTATCAATTGCAACTGAACCAATACCTGAAGTTCCCAACAAACCAGTTGGTTGTCCTGATGAACCTGAACCATTGATAGCAGCAGCTTCAATTGCAACTGCAAAAGCTTTCATAAATGATTCTTGAGTATAAGCCTCAATTGAATAATTATCTTGAATTAACAATTGCTTAGACAAATCTACATAAGCAGTCAAACGCTTTGGAGTGATTGAACGGCTCGCAGTTGTTGGGTCACCAGCAGAAGCATCAGCTACTTCAGTAGCCCATCCAGCTGTAACACCTGCGCTAAATCCAGTTAAGTCAGCATTAGCACTTAAGCCAGTTAATTTAACTGCACCTAATTGGTCTAAAACAGTTTTAGCGTACAAAGCATCAAAGAAAGGTATTTTTTGAGTAGGGATAAAGTTACCACCAGCAGTAGCAGTTCCAGTACTCATTGTTCTTTTTTCAACTGTCATAAACTTGTTTGACAAGTACAAACCTGAACCTTGACTGCCTAAATCTCTTTTTTCTTTAGCTGATTCTTGGATTAATTCTTTTTCCAAACCAGTTACAGCGTTTTCATCTCCTCTACCTTCAGCTAATTCTCTTACCAATTTACCGAATGAGAATTTTTCACTTTCTCTTTTTTCAGCAGTTGAAGCAGCACCACCAGCAAGAGTAGCATTACGCTTTTCCATTTCTAATGCTAATTCAATTTCAGAAGTTAATTTTGCTTCGCTATCTACCAAACTGCGAAGCTCAGTTTTTTGAGCATCATTAAGATTCTCAACATTGCTCATCGCATCAATCTTAGATGAAATGGCGCTGCGCTCCTCACGCAGTTGTTTTGAAGTTTTCATTTTTATTTTTTGTTTGTTCTTAATTCGTAAATAAATTCTTTTCCATTTGTAGCTTTTGGCTTGTTCAAATTCTTAGACCTTGCAGCTACATCAGTATCTTGATAAGCAGGCCATGTTACTGGCGATACATCATAAACCTTTTCAATTGATGTAATAGTTCTAACATCTTTTTTAGTTCCATCTTCTTGGACTACATCATACTCCCACATTTCCCCATTGCAAGTAAATGCAAAACTTGAACCTTTGATAAAACCTAATTGAATGTTTTGAGCCACTTCTAAAGCACATTCGTTTTTAGCTTTGAACTCATACATTAAACCATTACTATCAATAGTCAATACTAAGTCATCAGGTTGTCCAGTTGTTCTACTTAATATTTCATCATCATCATGATTGAATAAAGCTACAACATCAGACATATCAGCAGTATCAAAAGCCTTACTATCTACTTGCTCAATATACCATCCC